CGGAGAGGACACGGGCTGGTGTCCATTCTGTGGATACTGGCCGCCAACCGATGGGCATGCACCAGACTGCCGCCTCATCACCGCCGACATCGCGGGCCTGCTGGGGAAGGAGCAATCATGAAACTGTCTGATCATCTACGCAATCACGCTATGGCAAGTACGCTTGCGGCACGTAGCGGCAAGCCTGTGGACTTGCAAGAGCACGCGCGGCTATTCGGCGAAGCGGCCTGGAGACTTGATTACATGGAGGGTCGACTACGCAACGTTGGTATTGTGTTGAGCGATGCAGAGTATAAGAAGGCGTGGATTTCGAGCACGGACAAACTGCTGGGGGAAGACCCATCATGAAAGCATGGTATGTCTACCGGGCTTTTGATGAGGGCGGGGAACAAGAAGCAGACATTGTGCACGCCGAAAATCGCACCTCTGCCAAGAGGCGAGCATACAGCCTGCCGTTTTTTGACGTCGACAACTGGGTCACGGACATCGGCGCCCGGCGAGTGCCAGAGCTGGACGACAAACCAATCACCGATCTAGCATACCTGGCGCACGGCTTCGGCGTCGAGTGCGAAAAGTGTTCGGTCTACGTGTACGGACTGGAGGATTGCGTAATTGCATTCGGCAAGATCTACTGCGTCGAATGCGGCGAAAGCATTCTCAAAGATGAATATGTCGAGGCATTGTATGCTAAGGAGGATCCATCATGAGCAAGCGCCCAAACTGGCCGAAGTGCCCGAAGTGTGAAACGCCGTGTGTCGCTATTGTTGAAATTTGCGAAGTCACCAGATCGTGGTACGCAACTGACGCGTGTGATGACCCGAGCGTGATCGGCCCTGATCCTACAGGTATATGGATATTTTGCGACAAGTGCAGAGACGACTTTGAGCTTGAAGGGATATTCGAGGCCGATCCAAAATGGTGGGAGGAAGTCGAATGAGCAAGCGCAAGTGGCACGACATCACGCGGGCGACGGGGGACCCCAAGGACTTGCCGACACGACGGAGTCAATACCTTGTGGCGTTCAAGGGCAGAAAGCATTGTCGCGGATGGTGGTTCAATCCAGATGATAAGATTTCAGTCTTTATGTTCCGCGACAGCGTCATCGCCTGGCGCGAGATGCCGAAAGCGTACCGCCCGAAGCCGCGCAAGCAGAAGGGGTAGGTGTTCGAGCACGAGTGCGAAGTGGATGACGGACCGGACGGTCAGGGTCTTAAGGTGGTTGAAGTAACGGTCGAAGGTTATGGAGCCGTCCTTTCGATGGGTGAATACGGGTGGCGTGATGATTTGCGCGCAATGTGGGGCGAAGGCGCAAGTCAGTATATCGCGCTAACCAAGCGCGGCACTCCGCTTCACGCGCGCGTCACGGTGGAGATCAGCGATGACAGCAAGGTGAGGGGGCAAGATGCCTGAAATCATGACGCGCCGTTGTCGGGTCACGGAATGCGGAGATGTCGAGGTGTATCTTGATGATAGCAGCGGGAGCGGACTGATTTCCACAATGGCACATGAGGCATTTCGAGACCTGTTCGGACTACGGGGGCGTTTCTACGCCGAACCAGGTGATGAATTTGACCTGGATATGTGGACAAATGCGTACAACGTCAGCCGAGAGGTAAACCATGGGTGAGCACTACGAGAAGGCAACCTTTCACCGCGACACAGCTACCGGTAGAACGTGGGTAGAGCATTGGCCTAAGCTGTGTCTGATGTCGCCCGAGTTCATTTTGGATGGCTCAGGCATTGAGGTTGATGGTGACTTGGTCAACGGCGCAATTGTCACGGTTCGAACAACAGACGAGGTACAGCACTATCGACTCAAGCGCGATCCCGAATGGCGCGCGTGGATTGCCGAACTGATCGACGACGCGCCAGAATTCCCTATTGACAAGAACGCCGTTACGTGATAGGATAGGACATCACACACAAGGAGAGTAACAATGCAACCATACGATTTCACGGAGGGCGCACGCGTATCATGCGGCGACGGCAAGACGGAGATCCTGTTCTACGAGATCCCCGAGTACGACAACGAGGGTGTCAACGATGGCGAGCCGTTCCTGGTGTGCATCGATATCGCCGACCAAGACAGCTTGCCACACGCGACACTGTATGTGCGCGTGGAAGATTGGCCCGCGTTCGTCCAGAAGGTCAACGCGTTCGAGGCCACACGGCTGGCGCGCGTCGCGAAGTGGCAGGTGGCGAACAGCGCGTGAGCTACGGTCGCGCACGGGGGATTGATGACGATGGCCGGTGAATATCTTGTTGTCGTAGACAACCTAGTGGCACACATGGATCCCGCCAAGGCTCGCGAGCTGCTGGCGATGAATGACGATGATTTTGGCGCAGCGCTAGCGCAGATGTGCTCCGCGATGTCCATCGCGCCAGCGGAAGGGGATGGCGAATGATGACTGATGAAGAACTGATGACCGACGAAGAACTGGCGCAGATTGAGGCGCGCGAGAAGCGCGCGTCTCTGTGGTCACCTCAAGACATCTTGCTGAAGGGAAACACGGTCCAGTCATATGCGATAGCGGGAGTATGTAGCGGCATGAGCCCCAATAAGCTAGGTAACGTTACGTTCATTGCCCATGCCCGCGAGGATGTGCCGGCGTTGGTCGCGGAGGTTCGCCGCCTGCGCGCCGAGCTTGCCGAGCACCGGCAGCGAGAGAGGATGGGGTGCGGCCATGGATGATTCCACCTGCACATGGGAACCGCTGGTCGCGACGAGGAAGGAAGTCGAGGCGCTTGGCCCGTTCCCGCTGCGTCTGTGGTTCATCGGCATACCCTACGGGACGCAGGCGTGTATTGAAACACTCCTGCGAGACGCGGGGGGCGAGTTGGCCGATGCGCCAAGAGGCCTTGACAAACTCTTCTCATTCGCGCTTGAAGTGGCGGCGTTCAATCCCCTGTCGGACAAGTGTCCACTCGGCGACTACGCGCCATGGTTTGCGCGACGCGCCCTTCCAGGCGTATGGATTGAGATGTCAAACGGCGAACATCAGCGCTTGGACCTGGACGAAGGCGTGCTCAGAGACACGCTACGGGCGGCGCTGGTGGAATCGATGAAGGAGAAGTGGAATGCGTAAGATCAACGTTGGTGACCGTGTAGTCCTTGACAGCCACCACGGCGGACGAACCTGGGCAACAAGGTGTGGCGTCGTTATGGGTATTGCAGACGGTAGAGCTACGGTGCGATGGGGTGGCGAAACAGAGAGTCACGATCATCCCTTGTCCATCCTTGTCGCGGTGACAGATCGAGTCCCCGAGCGCATTGGAGAATCGCCAATCAACAAGTTCGCGATTAATGGGCTGAAGACCATCAGTGAACGCATCCTCTCCATGTGGCAGCAGACGCTACCCGTCTCTTCGCCACCGCAGGCGCAACCCGAGATCATGGAGTGCCTTGAGGCGATATGGCGGGACAGGGACACGTGGAAGCGCGCTTGTCTTGAAGAGCGCGAGGTTGTTGCCGAGCTTGGTGCAGGTGATAATGCGCTGTCGTGGATCAAGGCATTGCGCCGGCAGAATGCCGCGCTGGTTGCAGAGAACAGCCGCCTAGAAAAGGAGTTGCACGACACACTCGCCGCGGTCAATTCGGCGCATCACCGCATTGACGCCTTCTTGGTGAACGAGCGCAAGCTCATGGATCGCGTCGTCAAACTGTCCGACGACCTTGAGACGTTGCGAAGCATGAACAAGGTAGCGAACGAATGGATGTCTCATCGCAATCGAGAAGCAATGGACATTGTGCGAGAGTTGGCAAAGTGGACATGGCTACAGCCGGGCATGGCACGTCTGATAGGGCGGGCGCGCACACTGATTGAGAAGGAGAGGATGGCGAAATGAGCGACTGTGCAATATGTGGTACCGATTTGAGCAAAGACCTGTTCGCCAGCGTAACAGATGATTCTGTATGCTGTATATGCAAAGTGAAATACATTGGCGGCTTGTCATCGCGCGACAGGATTCCCGTGGTGCGTGCCAGCTTGGGTCTCAAGGATGGCGAATACTTGGCGCAAGACAATGCGCAAGAAGCAGCGAGAATTCTCGGACGCCGGGGACGGTGATGATGTGTAAAGGAGAGCATGATGAGCGACTTCGGGCCAGGTGATCGCGTGGTGTACGCCGGAAAGCTAGTTCCAGAATGGAAAGGGATGGTTGGAACGGTCTCGGAAATGTGGGATGGTGGCGATGGATGCTTGGTCATATTTGACGACTACGGGGTCGGACGCTGGGGTATAGCATGCAAAAACCTTAGGCATCACACGGGGCACACGTTCCACGTCGGCGATCGCGTAAAGTACATTGGCGACAAGGTGAAATGGAAGGGACACACTGGCACGATAACGGTACTGCGCGGCAATGATAACGACGGACCGTATGTCGAGATAAAGTGGGATGACCCGCCGTACGGCTGCGACGCAACCGCCGCGCCCTACGAGAAGAACCTCATGCGCATCGACGAACCGCGCCCCTTCAAGGTCGGTGATCGTGTGCGGTACCGTGGCACGTTCTCGTATGAATTGGAAGGGAGAATTGGAACGGTTGTAACCAGATGGGAAAATGGTGACGGTGCCAGAATTATATTCGATGGCGATACTAGAGAACATTCCGTGGCATCCATAAGCATCGAGCACTACAAGGACCCTGGTCCGGCGTTCCATGTAGGCGATCGTGTCACGTGTGTTGGGACCTATCGCGCCAAGGATAGCAAGAACGGAACGATCAAGCGGCTATGGGAGTCTGGCACGGGCGCAGATGTTCAGTTTGATGGCGACAAGTACACGATAGGGGCACGGTTCTGCGACCTTGCCCACTACAAGGACCCCGTGGCGAAGTTAGCGGTTGGTGATCGCGTGCGGTACGTGGGGCACGTGAAAGAGTGGTCGGGGTTTGTCGGCACGGTGAAGGGGTTCGACGCCTGGCATATTCACGTTTGGGTGAAGTGGGACGATGCGTCCTTCGGCCTCAACTCAATCATGAATGAGTACCTTGTGCCAGATAACAGCGAGCAGCCCGCCGCGCATCCACCATTCAAGCAGGGCGATCGCGTCAAGATCATGGATCCTGGTAGTCCATTCAATTTTCAACTTGGCACGGTGAGGTTCTTCAGCGACACGAAGGTATACGTCAGGCCAGACACAGCCAACATGGCCTATGGATTCCATGACTGCCACCTGATGCATCTTCCCGCGCACGTGAGCAACCACCGGTGCACGATGGACTCCAGCGCGCAATACGTCGATAGGCGCGAGTTGCCAACTGAACACACTGTGACCGTTACCGTCAAGCCGTCGCCGTGGTTGCGCAAGGCTATTGACAACCTGGCGAAGAAGATGGACGCTGAGGTCAAGAAGGGGCTTGCCGGGCAGGTGGCAGACGCAGAGGCGGAGATGTGCGAGCTACGGAAGCGGGTTGAAGAGACACTTGCAGAGAACAACCGCCTGAATGCAGACTGCGACAAACGGCGCGGCGAGAACAAATACCTGAACCAGGAATGCAACCGCTGGCACGATCGGTTTTACGAAGCGCTTGACGAGCGCGACGCGCTGCGCGCCGAGAACGCGAAGCTGAAGGACGAAGCCAAGACAGACGAAGAGCGTATTGTCTATCTAACCAAGGCCCGCTCAGAGTTAGCTGATTCGTGGAGCAAAACTTGTAGGCGACTAGATCGTGCCATGCGCGTCGTAGAAGCCGTTGCGGACCTTCCGTCCGATGGCGGATTCGTGGTCTGGACAGACGCGGAGCGTGTCATCGAATCAGCGCGTGAAGTCATTGCGGCCAACGGGGATGTGTGCTAGAATAGCCACAGCCTCGTGTACCATGTGTACAAGGAGATCAGACGGCGCCGCGGAGATCGCGGCGTCGTCTGTTTCGGAGATTGACGGGCCGTGGTATGATTGGGTTGGCTCCCCCAGTTGCTTCGGTGGCTGGGCGCGACGGCTCTCCACGTGGGAGCCGTCTGCTTTTGTGGAAGTGAGATTTATAGGGCGTCTAAAGAGTGCACTCAGGCGCTCTTTGCGTTCTGCATCTCGCCAATCAACACAGTTTTCGATTCCAGGCCACACCGACAGTTAGTCATGCATTGTGAGTTTTCCCCTGGAATTGGGAGTACCCCGTGTGGCTGCCATCCTTGCCCTGCGTAGTCCAAACATGATGGGCAATGCTCCGCCGTGCCAAGCACCCTTCGTTCGATGATAGTATATCCCGGCTTGGGTATTGGATAGTTGCCGCGATACGTATGCCAGTACTCGCGCCGCGCATTGCCCATGTACATGCCGGCGCGATTCAGCGCCTGTGCCTCACTGATCTTGCCAGAAATGATGTCCTGCGCAAAGCCGTTGATCCGGCGATAGTCCGCCTGCAGGATGCCACCCATCCGCCCATAGTCCGCTTGTGTCAGGCGATCCCACCCGCCCGCGCCGAGCGCCCCAAACTGCAGGTGAGCCTGGAGCAACTCTGCCCGGAAGCGCGCCGTAAATACAGATGGCGAGATCTGCCCACTCATGAACGCCTGCGTCAAGCGCCCTACTTCCATCTCGCGCTGTAGGACTTCGCCGTCAAGTAGGCTCAGAATGCTAGAACGCGCCACGAAGCGGCCCGTCTTGTTGGAGATGTAGCGCGCGGCAGACTTGTTGTAGCGGTATCCTGGCAGTACTTCGTCAAGCGGCATTGGCGGTCCTCATCTGTTCATCATCGCGCGCATCCAACAGGCGCTTGGCCCAGTTCGGGACCGTCTCGCGCGCATACCAGTCCGTGCGTGCATCCTGGACGGTCACTTGTGTGATCTGCGCGTCCTCTGGCGCGGCCTCAGGGCCAGGCAGCCACGTCGCCGGATCTTCACCTTGCGGCAAGTTGCGCAAAACCCATTGCACGGCGGCTTCAGCCTCAGCCAATGATGTACCAATCTCCAGCAATGCAGCAAGTTGCGCTTCGGCCCACTTCTGATGCAGTGGCGGCATTAGTAGCCCCCTCCCAGCGTGCGCGCGGCGGCCATAAAGATCGCGTCCATTTCCTCGCGCGAGTCTGCCCCTACCAGATTCCATAACCGCTTGGGTGGTTCTTGCTGTGCATCGGACTGCGCGCCGTTAGCGTTTACGCTTGCATTGCTAGCGCGAGCATCCCGGTTCGCTACAGTGCCCGCCGCGGCCCCAAATAGTTCTTGTGGTGCAACAATTGGGGCGTTTGGATCGTTATTGGTACTAGATGACGTCGCGCCGCTTTTACCCACTTCTGCGAGCAATTTGTCGCCACCATCCTCCAGTGGATCGAGTTTGGCAAACTTGCGCATCTCGTTAACGGTGATGACCTTCTCCATCACGGCGATAGGCACATTGCCCCACGGCGCGTCGTCATAGCCAATCGCAGAACGCACCTCGTTGGGGGTGACGACCGATGAACGCAGATTCATTTCGCGTTCGGCGACTTCCTGCGCTGCGTCGCGTGGCACAACGTCAAGACACCGCAACTCCGCGTTGTCTGGATACAAACTCATCAGTTCAGCGTTCAGGCGCTCGATGATGCGCGTCAGCATGGGTAGCAGCGTGTACTTGGCAAACAGGTATTCGCCAGTCTGGGCATTGGCGCGATTGACGTCTTCAGCCATCAGCAAGGCGGGATGCACACGCTGGGTCAAAAACGAATCCTGCCGATTCATCTTGCGGCCCTCGATGTACTCCGCGTCGCGCAAGTTCATGCCGAGATCTTTGAACTTGAAGCCGTCCCACAGAAAGGCGAGCTGTCCGGCCTTGTCTGGGTTGCCCGTGTAGGTGTCTTGCCAGTACTGCTCCATCATCTCCTTCTGGTCAGGCTTGAAGGTCTCCTTGTCGCTCTCGACAACCCCGGAAATGCGCGCCGAGTTCTTGAATGTTGCCAAGTTGTGCCGTTGTGCGGCGACATCGGCAGACAGCGCATAGGATGCCGGTTCTATTGGGGAGAGGCCGGCGAAGTCATTGAGAGGATGGAATGTGCGCAGATGGATGACGTCCTCGGTCAGGATGGGAAATTCCTTGCCGCCAACCTCGTAGTTGTAATAGACGACGCCATCCGCGTTGCTGCCAACTGGCGTGATGCGGTCCGGGCGCAAGGGCAAGAGCATCATGGGCGGGCGCTTGGGGGACGATCTGCCACCCATGTACAAATACGCATTGCCGGCCAGTCGCAATGACGACACGATGCTTTCGATGACCGTGAACTTGTCCAGCGATAACCACTCCATGTTGGGCGCGGGCTTGCGCAGCAGTTCCAGCACGGGGTGTTCGTAGAGCCGCTCGGCGTCCTCTTCCTTGCCCGCGAACACGGCGATATCGGTCATGGCGGCGGCTTCAGCCAGCAGCGATACGGCCGCATACATGGATGGGGCACGGCGATAATACTCCGCCTGGCGCGCGTACGTGAAGGGCTCGGGCACACCATCGCCATAGGCGGCCATGCCCCCCATCTGCGACCACCAGGGTACGAGTTGCCCCGTCCTGGTCTTGCCGACAATCTCCGCCTTGGGCTCCAGGCCAAAAAGCGCCAATGCCCGATCGACCGTAGACATGAAGTTAGCTGCCATCGTTCGCCTCTACTTTCGTCGCGTAGCGGCTCATGATCGCGCCCGCAATCAAGGCGACGATCAACCATGCCACCAGCGCAAACACGCACCACCAATCCAGGTAGATCACGCGCAGGAGCATCAGCCACACCAGCGCGAAGATGCTAGTCCAACTCAGGGTCGCTACCAGCTTTGTTATCCGCATCCTTCTTGCCGTACCTTTCCTTCAGCCAGTCCAGCATGGACTTGCCGGTGTTCCGGGACGCGATCACGGCCAACGCGAACGCGTCTGCTCGATCGTCATGCTGTCCCGGTGGCGCAAGCAACGTTGACCCGTCAATACTAGCCAACTCTTCATAGGTGGCGCTGTTGTGCACCAGACAGGCCTGATCCTTGAACGCGTCTGCGCATGCGTCATACAGCAACGCCTTACCCTTCGAATTGTTCAGCCAGCCGCGCTTTCCGTCGTAGCCGTTTTCTAGTACGACCTCGGGTGCATTGTCGTGCAACCACAGCAACACCGCGTGACCGTGGTTGTTCCGCTCCACGAGCACGTTTGCCCGGTTGTACCACTTTGACAACGCGTTGAGTGTGGCCCCAAACTGCGATGGTTGCAGGTGCTCGGCCAGGCTTGCTACCTGCTCGCCAGTGTCGGCATCAATTACCTCCAGCGCCGAATTGTCGCTGGTTGGATTGCCTTCTGCCGGATCCCCGCCGATACCGTAACTTCTGCCTGGCATAGGCGGCCTGAATACTCGCAATCCCGGCAATGACGGCACGTCAAATAGTGCGCCATCGTTCACCCCGACCTGAACCAGCGGGCGCAACTCTTCGTAGCACTGCATCAGCCATTCGGGCGGGATCCGCTTGTCCAGCGTCTTGGCGGCCAAGGCCTCTTCTGGCGTGTCTGGGTACTCCTGCCACAGTTCGTCTTTCGCGCCCGTCCGAGCTAAGACATCGCGCTTCTGCGCCTCGTACCTTTCCTGTGTGGCCTCGGGTCGCGCCCGCCAAGACAGAAATACCGGCTTGTAGTCGTTTTCGCCCCTGCGCGCCGCTTCGTAAATGCGCTTGAATGCCGACAAGGGCGTCTTCTTGTTGACCGTACTGAGCAGCGCCAGCTGTCCGCCCGCGTCCACCGTGGGCTTGACGTCCGTCAGCAACCCGTTCAGATCCTCAATGATGTCGGCTTCGTCAATAATCGCCAATGACGCTGTATACGATCGCCCGCCCGTGGTCGGAAAGGCCAGGGCGCGCGATCCATTGTTGAGCCGTAGCTCATGCGTTGACCGGCTACGCGTGCCCGTGCGCATCCAATCCGGCAACCGGTCATACATGCCAGTCAGCCGGAAGTAGAGCAACTCCACCGCCTCATCGTCACGGCGCGAAAACAAGAGCACGGTCGCGGCCGGATGAAACACCATGAGCCACAGTGCATACGCCAGCATCAGCCACGACAAGCCCAACTGCCGCGCCTTGAGAATGACAATCAGCTTGCTTAGCCTAACATCCTCCAACACGCGCTCTTGCGCCGGCCACAAGTCGAACGGCAGCCAATCTTCTTTCTTGTGCGCATCGTAGATCTTGACATAATCGCGCACGAAGTGAACTAGATCATTCTTGCAGCGTTCCCAGTCCGCCTGATGTTCGCCGTGTTCCTCTTCGATGAGCATCTCACCGAGGATCAACGGCAACGAGTCTTGTAAGCCCTTCGCTGATTGCAATGAGAGCATCGCGGTCCTTCACGTGTTCCTTGACCAGGCCGGCAATGGCGGCTATCAGCACCATGGCCTTTTCCGCCGATATCATCTGCTGCATTTCGACAAGCCGCTTGCGCTCTGACTCCACCAACTGTTTACGCATAATAAGCGTGGACCGTATGTCTATCCAGGCGGCATTGTCTTCGAAGCCATTCTTGATCAACGCGCCGATGGCGTTCAGCGCCTTGGCCTGCGCGGCGTGGTCACCGTCCTGTCTCGCCGCAACCATCTCGTACCACGTGACCTGTAGGCTTTTCCAGATGGCGCCGGATTCGCCGGTGTCCACCCGTAGCAACAAGTCGGCAAGCCGGGCATCCACAACGGCAATCTGGTCGCGCAGCTCCAGCAAGTTGTTATCGGCCAGCGCATCGTTGTAGCGCTCCATCAGCCGAGCCGGTAGGTACTTCGAGTACTTGCCGGTTTTGAACGACGGGGACGCCACACCAGACAGTGACTTTCCGCCGTGCACGTAACACACATTCTTGCCAACCATCGCGTGACGGGTACATTGTTTCCCCGTGCTCTTGGCTTTTGCGGTGCACTGCATTATGAGGTCTCGACTCTACTATGGGGTGCATCCCCCCTATAAACCAACCCAAAATTCACTCTTGACATTCACCCTCACCTATGCTATTATGTTTCTAGCAATTACATTCTCGGAGGTGAAACTTGGATGATGCACTCACGAACACGATAGGCACAGAAGAAGCCGCGGCTTTCCTTGGCCTGTCGCAAGCTGGCGTGCGGTACCACCTGTACCGCGTCAAGGACCTGCGCCCCGACTTCAGGGACGGGAACAAGATTCTCTTCCTGAAGGATACGCTTGTCGAGTTCAACAAACGCAAGCGCAAACCAGGGCGTCCGGGCCTAGAACCAGACTGACCGCTTGACATAAGGGAATCAGTGCTTAGTTGCACTGGAACCCCATAGCGTCTTGCGGATGACGTCTGGAATGCTAACGGGTTTGCGGATTACTCGCATGCTCCGGCTTGCGTTTGCCTCAATGGCGGCCTTTTCCTCGTGGTATACCTGTAGGCCGCGACCCAGCACCATGAGCACCAGGACAACGATGGGTAACCATGGGGCAGCCGGGAAGAGTTGGGGCAGTTGGTCCACCAGCAGCGCGATAACCGCAATCCAGACGGCGTTAGGGATTTCGGGTAGTTTGATGCGCATGTGTCAAGTACCTCCATGCGCAGTATAGCACATGGTGTTGAAAAACACACTATGTCAATTTCACGTCAGGTAGATTCACAAGGAGAGAGAGATGGCAGTAAAGACACATGGTTATCGGCTGCACGTGGAGTTCATTACTCCCGTGCTTGGGACTCAGTCAACGCGTGAAGTAGCGACCGAGTTTATCGCCAAGAAGTCCGGCTTCGAGATCCCCCAGGATGAACAGGAAACACTCCCCGAAGCGCTGGAACGCGGAACCACCGTCTTTCACCGCAAAGACAAAAAGCCGGTCTACTACGATTATCACATCCTCGGATTCCTGCGTGAAGCCGGATCTGTCCTCAATGGCAAGGTGACCGGTGGCGTCAAGAATCTCCGCAGTAAGGTTGAGAATAACGTCTTTGCGTTCCCCCGGCAGATTGAGCTACACGTGCCCGATGGAGCGGACTACGAGCCTTACAACGAGCGTGCGCTTCGAGCCAAGACGGCGCGGGGACCGCGCGTTACCCTCGTGCGATCCGAGCAGTTGCCAGAAGGCACGTGGTTTGACGCCATGCTGGAAGTGATCGACGGCGAGATCACAGAGAACGTCCTGCGCGACTTGTTCGACTTCGGTTATTTGCGCGGCTTCGGTCAGTGGCGCACGGGTTGCTGGGGCCGGTTCGTGTACACGTTGACCAGCGACGAAGAGAAGCCAAAGGCCAAGGCAAAGAAGGTCGCGACGGATGATTCCGTCACGACTATCTCGGGGATCCCCGTCATGCTGATGGAGGCACAACATGGATGATGGTTCAGAATATGAATACGTTGATACGGTTCGAGTGCACTTTTATGTGATTGATGACGAAGCGCGAGCATTGCGTAAGCTTGCCTATCTTGAATTGCGCACACCGCGCGACCAGGTGCGTTTCATGTTACGCCAGGAGCTTACGCGGCGCGGTTTGTTGCCGGTTGCGAAGGCCGCCGCGGATGACTCGACTACGACCAGCGCGGGCGTGCCCGTCATGGTGATGGAGATGAGCGATGCCGAAGTATGACATTGGCAGCAAGGTGGCTTACAGGCACGAAGATGGCCGGCGCGTCGTCGGGCACGTGGTTGACTACTCGCCACATAGCGATCACTACACGATTCGCTTGCCAGAAGAACTGGTAACCGTCGACTCCGAGAACATCACTGCTGTGCCGAAGTACAACGTCGGCGACAAACTCAAGTACCGCAGTTCCGTAGGGTTCATAATTCCATGCACCGTGATTGCTGTCCACGAGCATGGTAAATTCGGACGCAAGTATGAGGTTCGGTTGGAAGGAAACCGGTGGCAGAATATCCCCATGCATCTTTGCGAAGAAGACATCGTAGACACACCAAGTGAAAACCCAGTGCCGCCTGTGGGCTCACGCGTCTTCTATCATGACTTCTCACATGCCGAGAGCGCGTGGAGCGGCAGGCTTGGTACTGTTGTTGGTCTTGCGGTGGGTGGTGTTCATGTGCAATTTGACGGCGAGAAAGACACGTGGAACTTGGAAACGGCCAAGGTGCACCTGGTTGACGACGCTTATGGATTGTTTGCGAACAACGACGCCCTCAAGTTAGCCAACAAGGAGATCGTTGTCCTCCGCGACGCGCTAAACTCCGCGAACACTGAAGCAAACACGCTGCGCCGTTGTGTCGACAGAATTCATAGGCTTACCCATGAAGCACTGGGCCTAGATGATGACTAGGCATTGGCAGAGATCCGTCTTGCGACGCGCTGGCATAGCATGGCACGGTAACGCAACGGCGCCGCGTGGCGTCGCTCGGCAGTGGTAAAGTCAGGCGTAGCACAGTATCAGCATAGTACGGTCATGTGGAGCGGCGGCAAAGCGAAGTAAAGTCCCGCGGCGGCATGGTCTAGTCCAGTCGAGTCCCGCGCGGCAATGGCTTAGCGCAGCAGGGCGTTGGCACAGCGACGTGTCGCAGCGCGATGGCGTGGCCTAGTGCAGTCGTGCAGTGGCACAGCTTGGCGAAGTCTCGTTTGGCACAGCAATGGCGAGGTATTGCGCGATTCGGCAAAGGCGAAGCGGTGTCCTGCACGGCAACAGTCTAGCGTGGAACAGTCAGGTATTGCCGGGTGTTGCGAGGCGTTGGCGAGGCGAGGCTTTGTGAGGCGTTGGTCCTGCATAGTTGGGTGATGCATTGGCAGGGTTCGGTCAGGCACTGCGCTGCGCTGGTAGTGCTCGGCAGTGTTAGGCATTGGCAAAGCGTTGTAGGCCGCTGTCCTGTCTCGTTCTGCATGGCGATGGTCAGGTGAGGCGCTCTAACGTGCCGCGGGGGCACGGCGCTGTTTTGCGGCCCTATGTTCTGCAATGGCGAAGTTCAGCCTTGTGCCGCGAAGGCATAGCCTGGCACAGTTCAGCATGGTAACGGTCTTGTTTGGCACACTGATGTCTAGCAACGGCCAAGCACAGCAAGGTCCGGCAATGGCATAGCCCAGTATGGCAGTGCGACGGCAAAGTTCTGCTTGCGCCGCAATGGCGAGGCATTGCCAAGCACAGTTTTGTCCGGCAATGGCAAAGCGTGGTTACGTTTGGTAATGGCATGGTGCAGCAAAGTAACGCATCGGTAAGGCCAAGTGACGTTTGGCGATGGTGTGGCATAGCTGCCTGCGGCAAAGTAACAGTGAGGTAAAGCTGAGTCATGCAGTGCAACGGTAAGTCCTCAAAACGATTGGCAAGGCCCGAAGGGGGAAACAATGGCAAAACGGTGGTTCCACTGGAAGAAGTTAGGGCGATACGTCGAGATCGACACAACCCGCACGTGCAAGAACTGCGGCGCGGTGCATCCATACCTCGGAGGCGAATCGTACACGCTTCGTCAGTCTCTGGGCGCAAAGATCATCTGCCCAGTCTGCGACCACGAGTACGAGATGCGCACAAGCCAAGAGATTGTTCTGGGCCTTATCGAGCACATCGGGCACGTTGAGGCGGAGCGCGACTACTGGAAGAACTTGTGGTACAACGGCGGATACAAGAACCGGCCAGCACCGCGAGATAGGCCATGGGACATCAAGGCCGTTGACGGCTCGCCAACCATCGTCTCAGGGCCGGCACTGTGTCCAAAGTGCGGCAAGCAGCAGGTTGAACTACACGCCGGTGTGCTGTATCCTGGCAATGACCTTCCGCACATGGAGATTCGTTGTCCAGACTGCGGCCCGCTTCAGGCCAACCCCTACGAGCCGTCCGAGGATCCAATCAACAAGGATGCTCCACCGGTGAAGCCGTGGGCACCGCCGCAGGAGCAACTATGAGGTACTGTTCGGCCTGTCGAATTCGAGAGGGAACGATTCACGCATTCCTGATCATGGACATCGTCGCGCCCACTTCAACGAAGCATAAGGACGTGAGCTTCTGGCTATGTCCACAATGCGAGAAGCTCACACAGAAGACGTTCACGCGCAACGCCGACCAGAAGGAACGCGTTGCGCGCTTGCTTGCCGCAGAAGAACCGCGGTTCGCGAAAGGCAACAATGGTCAAGCAACTTGACATGGTCTTCCCAGAGGATCCCCCGCCGTCATCGTGGGCCCTGATGCGCGGCAACCATCCCCTGATGGAGCGCGGGTCCATGTGGCACTGCGCGTTGTATCACTTCGATGAGCACTGGAAACCGCGCTGGACGCAGGTGATGCAGTTCACGTTGGCTGAGGCGCGCGACTTCTTCGGCTGCACGGTCCTGCTGGAACTTGAGAAGGCAGGGCCGAATGACTTCTTGTACTTCGAGCCGGGGGATGCGAAGCCGCTGTCGATCGGGAACTATCCTGGTGAAATGAAGATGCCGCGATTATGAAATGGAACACTTGACAAGCTAGACAATACGTGATAGGATGTGAGTAATGGAAAAAGAACAGTTGACCGTATCGGAGGCGGCACGATTGCTGGGAGTCAGTCCGGCAACGGTACGCAGGATGTTGGACAGTGGAGTCATCCAAGGATGGCGCATTCCTCTTGGAACGCGTCATCGGCGAATTCCGCGCGCCGAGATAGAGCGCGTCATGCAAGGCACGGGGCCAGAGGGGGATACGTCATGACCAAGCGATGCAAGCATACCCGCAACAATACGACACTCTTCAAGTTACGCGAGATCGGTACATATGCAATCCTGGGATTCCCGAATCAACACGAAAACCCTAGACCCCTATGGGACCGCAGCCAATGGAGCGTTACGGTCAGGTGCGGTGACTGTAACGGGAGATTTCACTTCACGTCAAACCGTTATCCCTTGTGGGTTGGCCGCATCGTGGCGAAGATGGCGCCTGAGTTGTTCGAGCCGAAAGAGCGAGACGATGCAGGGGATGTCGCGACGTGAGAATTGAAACCATGAAATGGGGCACTTGACAAAACGTTACGGAGTGTGATATCATGGACGTCATGAGATGGTACTACACCATGGGTGAGGCGGCGCAATTCTTTGGCGTTTCAAGGCAGAGCATATGGCGCTGGTGCTACGACGGCAAACTCAAGACAGTACAGTTGCCGTCTGGCAGGCGCGTGATTCTACGCGATGAAGTAGATCGCGTCATGAACGCTGGATCACAAGAGGGGGAACTGGATGGAGAAGAAGCGAAGGCACTTTCCGACATTTGATGGACTGGATGTCAGTTTGTCTGACGACGGTGAATACATCGAACTTTCACAGATGGATCCGTCTGGCGACCCGGATCACATGATTTTGATACCGCTACAGTTAGCCAAAACGGTCAGCATATGGCTCAGGGAAATTGAGAAGGAGTCCGGGTTTGACCAACAGAATAGGGAGAATGTGACATGACCGAAGAAATAGGCGTTCTTGCCGCGCGAGAAGAGACGCGGGTAGAAACCGGTAATCTAGAAGACAAGGAATGGAAGATCAGACCCAAGTGGGGAGCGACGATCTACATTGCAGAGTCATTGGATGACATCTTGATCACACAGGCTCGCGAGTCTGAAGACGGGTTAGTGTCGATAGCGCTAGATGACATCGACACTGTCTGTCAGTTTTTACAAGAGGCAAAGCGGGGAGCAATCAAGCTGCGCACCGACAAGGAATAAGGCATGGCAGACTTTCGCAGTGTCCAAACCAGGATGTGGCGCGAAGACGAATGGTTCATGGATTTACCCACAGATGCGCGTCTGTTCTGGATCTATCTCTTCACGAATCCGAGCGCAAGCATCTGCGGCATGTACCGACTACCGCCCCGCACCATGTCATTCGAGAGTGGCCTATCACATGAGCGCGTGTTGGAGTTGTTGGACCAGTTTACACGGGCGGGCAAGATCGCGTATGAGGATGGAGTGATTTGGGTAGTCCGTATGCGCGACAATCAACTGGGCGACAAACTCAGTAAGACACAGCGTATAGGCATCATCAAAGACATGGCCAAGATTCCCCCGTCTCCGTTGAAGGATCACTATCTAGACCACTATGGATACCCTATTGGTAGCCCATGCATGGCACCAGGTGAAGACGACGAAGGCCTAGATAGCCTATGCATAGGTCGCGCTACGTTACGTTACGATACTGTTACAGATACGTTACGTCACGTGACGTCATCGGAGCCTATGCAACTTTGCAGTAGAACAGATGATGAAAACGACGATATCACAAATGACCATGATCGTTCCCTTGAAAACTCCGAAGGTGTCTCTCCCAAAAAAGAACCAGTGAAACGCAACGTAACGCCCATGAAACGCCATGAAACGGTAAAAACCGATCGTAAGAAGTCGATTGACGCGGCCTCTGGGCTCTTCAACACGCGCGTGCACATGATCACAGGGGGATTACCGCGCGACGAGCTTGAAGAGTTAGCCGGCACTCTGTTCGACATGGAGGTTCCAGGGTGGTTTGAGATGGCGATAGACGCGGCCGAAGCCGCGGGAGCACGCAACTGGGCCTACGTGCGCGCGTGTATCAAGAACGCCATTCGGGAAAAGCGCCCGCCAAGCGCGAAAGGCAAGGGGAATGGAGCCAATTTCAGAGGTGGTAACCGCCGCAATCCAAAACGCAACGACCCGACCCCGGAGGATATCGAAGAGTGGAACAACGCCCCAATCATCGAAGAGTGAACCGTGCGCTACCTGCCACGGCATCAAGTGGGTCTTACCCAGAGTCGACGCGGAACACTTCTTGTTCGACATGCCGCAACCGTGCCCACAGTGCAACACCGGGCAAATGCACGTCTATCTATGCGCATTGCTCGGGATTCCTGCGGCGTTACAAGCAGCGGTCGCGGAACCTCCACGCAGGACCAAGGGCGGCGCGCAAGCAACGGCGCTGGTAAGGCGATTTGGAACAACCAATCAGGGCGTCTTGACCGTCAGTGGCCCCAATGGTGTGGGCAAGTCCAGGATCGCGGCGTCGATCGTGATGCAGGCCTATCGCGCCGAACGTAGCACCTACTACGTGCGGTTGCCAGTCCTGCTGAATGGCATCAGGGCAGGGTTTAGGGACGCGGATGCTAAGGCACGCTGGGACAAAATCATGGGCGTCCAGGTTCTAGCGCTTGACGAACTGACGCCTGGCGACAATGATTGGGAGCGGCGCGAGGTGCAACGGATCATCACGGAGCGCTATGAGTTGTCCATGGTGGATTGCGGCACGGTGTTTTGTACGGAGTGCGACATGACAGAGTTTTCGGGTCACGCGTACAGCAGGCTCACGGATAAACGCTGTGCGGTTGTGCAATTGGAAGGACCAGATTTGCGGAAGATCAGGGAGTGAAAGGGGGGAATAGGATGCGCATCAGTCTAAGGTGGTGGAATGCACGTAAGGACACAGAAGAGCGGGTCGCGGCACTGCAAGAGCAAAATAGGATTCTACAGGAACGGATTGATCGCCTTTTTGATCAGGAGCAAAAGTATCGCAGGCTGGCGCGTGCACTTGCTAGCATCATGATGCATGGTGAGATACGCGAAGAAGATGGACTTGTCAACGAGACCGTTGAGGTCCTTACTGGAGCGTCGCGTGGCACAACAACAAAAGCCGACTGAACGCCCTATCCCAGCCAACCCGGAGGCGGAGGAAGCCGTACTTGGTTCCGCCTTGCTTGACCCAGACGCGATCGTCATCTTGTCTGGCATCCTCAAGCGCGGCGACTTCTACCGTGAGAAAAACGGGTGGATCTATCAGGCAATGCTTGACCTCCACAACGAGGGCAAGCCGATTGACTTCGTTACCCTGGTTGACGTCCTGGAGCGCAACGACCAGCTTACACAGATAGGCGGCGCGAGTTATCTCACGGGCCTGTTGAACAAGGTTCCGTCTGCCATGAATGCCGAGCATTACGCGGGCATCGTCGCACGTGCCGCCACCTTGCGCAGACTCATCGGTGTTGCAGGCATAATTGCTAATCTTGCCTACGACGAAACGACACCAGCGACAGAGATTGTCGATAAGGCGGAAACGCTAATCCTCGGCATGTCTGAGCGTACGAGCCGCAACGAGCCCACACCCATCGGTGCGGGGCTGCGGGCCGTGGTGGATCGTCTGGACTACATCCAGCGCCACGAAGGCGAGCTGTTGGGTGTGCCCACGGGATTCGCTCGCCTTGACGGCCTGGTGGGTGGCTTCCAGAAGTCTGACCTGATCGTCCTTGCGGCGCGGCCAGGCGAGGGTAAAAGCTCATTCGCCATGAACATCAGCCTGAACGCGGCCAAGGACTACGGGCAGCGCGTCGGCGTGTTTAGCCTGGAGATGAGCAAGATCGAGCTGGCGCAGCGGATGCTCGCCACAGAGAGCGGAATTGACCAGAAGATGCTGCGGCGGGGCGGACTGAGCCCAGACGAATGGGCGCTACTGATGGAGACGGCTGGACGCATGGCCGAACTACCGATTTACATTGACGATTCAGCCAGCCTATCAGCGACTGAGCTACGCAGCAAGGCGCGCAAGCTCCAGGCGGAGCACGGTCTTGACTTCGTGGTTGTTGACTACTTGCAATTGATGACGGGGGACGCGCGGGCGACGAATCGGGTGCAAGAGATCGCGACGATCACGCGCGGACTCAAGGCGCTGGCGCGCGAGCTGGATGTGCCTGTGCTGGCACTGTCGCAGTTGTCGCGGGCGATTGAGACCCGTAGCGAGAAGACGCCAATGCTATCAGACCTACGGGAAAGCGGATGTTTGGCCGGCAGCAGCATGATCGAGATAGCTGGTACGGCGTGGCCGGAACGAATTGACTCTCTTGTTGGGCGAGACAACCTGTATGTCGGGGCCATGAACCTTGCCAGTAGGAAGGTTGAGGCAAGTAAAGCCGGTAGCATATTTTACTCTGGCGTAAAGCCGCTTTATCTACTACGGCTTTCCAGCGACCTTATGATACGGGCAACAGCCAACCACAAGTTTTTCGTCAAGGGAGCGGGATGGAAACGACTTGACGCTTTGACTTGCGATGATGAGTTGGCCGTCAGAAACGAGCGCTTGGCGATTTGTGACGTGTCGTGGGCGCGGTTTGTTTCGCGCGAGTATGCAGGAACCGGAAAGACGTATGACATAACCGTGCCATGTTACAGCAACTTTGTTGCCAATGGGATCATCTGTCACAACAGTATCGAACAAGATAGTGATATTGTCATGTTTATTAAGAAGCAAGACGCGGACGCCGCATCAGGCGGCTTGGCGAACGAGGATCTAGTGCGTATCGTCATCGGCAAGCACCGCAATGGGCCTACGGGCTCGTTTCCCCTCTTCTTCGACCGCAAGCGCACGCGGTTCCTGGAGCTTGAGACGGTGGAGAAGCCGCCGTATTGACATGTACGCGTTTCGCCGTTTTGGGTACACGTTCTGCGTACATGTCGCCAACGGGTACACGTGCAGGGAGTCGTATGTTTGACCTACTATTCGCACTCATGGTTACAGCAACCGTCACCGGCTATGCTCCATCTGCTGGTGGAATCAACTGTGACGGCAACTGCGGTGTCACGGCGGCCGGGCTGCAACCAGGGCCCACGATAGCCGCCTGTGGCGACGCGTGGCCGATTGGCGCGGTTCTATGGGTCAGGCGCGCAAGGCGCGTCGTCGTGTGTGGCGATCGCTTCGGGCCTGGAGCGCCGAGACGCGCGGTTGACTTGTGGTTCGCGACGAGGCAAGAGGCGCTGAAGTGGGGCAGGCGCGAGAGCCTCATCGTTTCCATCGGCAAGGTCAACTTGCACCGCGAGTAAAATTCCTTTGCATCAAAGTCCTCGTCGTTATAATTTTGAGCCAATTGTTATAATGCATCGTCCCCCACGAACCTTAAAGATTCGCGTCGCGTCGAAACTCGCGCGGATTCCCTATTGACATGCAGTGCGAGATATGCTATAATCATGGTGTAGTTAGGAAGTCAACCAAGCAACACGGAGGGATACGATGGGCAAGCGTGTGTCAAACCAGGAAATTGCAGCAATGATCATCACAACCAAATACAACGACTTTGCTCCAGCCATATACAATGTAGTTGACTACCGCAACGTTAGGGTGGCAAGCTTTTTGGAACCAGTTCGCGATGAGACTAGGGTTCCTAGCATCATTGCATACTATGAAGATAAGGGTTATATCTGTGAAGTTCGGGAGAATCGCGGCGACTTCATGGACACCATACAGAACGTGATCATAGTAACACACAACACGGCTCAACACGTGAGTTTCCGTAGCTGGGGGGCTGCGGCTGCCTACGTGCGCAGCAACTACACGGCCCTTGCGGCCGCCAGAACAGCCTTTTACGCCAACGCCGACTAGATATTCCCACCCACAGGCGAGCCGGCGCCTAATCCGGCAGGAGAGTGACATGTCAAATCTAGGAGTGGGATACTTGATCAACGCGATGCTTCGTGGCAATGTAGAATCTGTCAATGTTGCGAAATCATCCTACGGCAAGACCATCGCGGCACTTGAGAAGGGCAGCCATGATGGCGAGGAAGCGTTGATCTTCACCTTCACCGATGGGGTAAAGATGGCACTGTGGGACGATGCCCGCTCATGTTGTGAGAGTCGGTACCTGCACACGGACGATGATCTGTCCAGTGTTGTGGGCGCAGAACTCGTATTGTTGGACGTGCGAGATGGCGGAGTGAAAGACGACGAAGACGGTAGTCATGAGTGGGCGTTCTTGCACATCATCACGGACAAAGCAACCGTGGTGGTAGAGACCCACAACGAACACAACGGCTACTACGGCGGCATTGATCCGCGATGTGAACTCATCACGGAAGACTGAAACAAGGAGAGAACATGACTAACCAACCACAGAACCAGAAGCAAGGCCGCGAGTTGGCGCCGCGGCAGGAACAGGACGCAGAGATCGTTGTTCAGCCAAGCAACAAGATCCCAGATGAGATCCTGCAAGTTGCTGCGACCCTTCACGCCATGGCGGTTGAGGGTGGAGGGGGTATCTCGAAGGCCGCCGCAATTCGCGCCGCACAGTACTTGCGCGATACGGGAGACACGCTTGGCCGCGACGTCTATCTGGGTACGAAGGGTAACGTTGCCGGCCAGATCATGGATGGCTATCAGGGCGTAGCAAAGCGCGTCAAGCGTGACTACTATGCCAAGTACCGCCGCCCAACAGCAGAGGAAATGGAAGACCATGAGATGGACCCCAATGGCAGCGCGCTTATCTGTGAGGTGTACGTTTACGACCTCATGGAGAGGGCGCGGCGAGTGGGGATGCCGTATGAACCAATAATCGGAATCTGCTACTACGGGCCAAGGGTGGAGTTTCGCGTTCCTCCGACGAAGACGCGCCGCTGGGTGCTTGAGAAAAACGCCCTCAAAGATGCGCTGCGTCACGTGTCTGGCGTACCAACAACCCTCGGCGAAGCCATGGAGATCGCGGAAGAGCACGGCGTAGACCCAGACCTGATCAAGGACCTTGACGGCATCACGCCACGGCAGGCCATGGACTACGTTGATGCCGTTGTGCGCGTCCAATCTGCCGAGCCAGAAGAACCCGAGTCCGAGCCGTCAGAGGAAGGCCTGATCATCACGAAGGCCGCGGTCAAGGGATGGGAAAAGATGTGCCTGATCCTGGCGAACTCTGATCCGTACTTCGCGCTCGATGCCCCGGACAAGCCCAACGTGGACTTGATTGTCAAGTTGGCGACCCAGGCGCTTGGATTTGACACCGTAACCGTGAGGAACCTGTCCGAGATCCAGCAAGCGCTGGTCGAGTACCACAAGGCTGAACGGGAAGAGCTTGACGATGATCAGGGTGACCTGTTCTCAGAAGACCCAGAATGGAAATAGGGAGGGCGACATGGGCAAGAGAAAACAAGCAGGACAAGAGGCAATCGCGCAACTGAACGAGTACGCGTGGGCGGAGAATCAGTCCAACATTACGATTCTGCATATGTATCCCGGCAAGCTGGCGTACCCAGAGGGGTTTTACGGCGATCGGTGGTTTCAGTTGGTTGGCTATGACGATGTAAGCAAGACACGGGTCGACCTTGGGCAACACGATCGAATCAACATTGAGGATGGAGGGGTGGTGCGACACGTCGAGATCTTCGCGGATGGGTCCACACTTGTGATGTTCGGCAAACCCGTTGAGGTAGATGACAATCAGGCCGCCAGCGTTTGTCCAGCGTACTGTTAGTATCGCGCGTGTGGCGTGCCAACCTTAAAGAATCCGCACTTGCGCAAACTCGTGCGGATTCCCTATTGACACGAGACGCATGATATGCTATAATCAAGGCGTAGTTAGGACAGCAACCAAGCAACAGGGGGGACACGATGAAGGCATACATGGTCACGTGGACAAAGTCACCGAAGAGCCGCCGATTCTATACGTGGATCAGGTATGCCGAAACCCTTGAAGCGGCAGCGGAAAGTGCAACAAGGGCAATTGACGAAGAGACATTCGGCGAAGGCATATTGATCAACGTAATAGCCGCCCCCGTTATTGGAGACGCGGTCACCGTCAAGGGCAAGACCTACGTAATCGAGACCATTCACACGGCTGACTCAACGCAAGCGGAACATCCTCACTATGCACAGAGTATGCGGGACCGTGGTCTTATCGCAAGCGGGAGTTGCCGCCTGGCAAGTGGCCGCAAGGTCCACGGCATTGACTGGTGGAAGAGCGGATCAGTGACGCTGTTTGATGTCTAGTGTTCGACTCCCCCGGTCGGGCGATAGCCGGCAGAAGGAACTTTGCGATGCATTACTATACTTGCACTCAGGGGTTCGAACTTCCTTTTGAGTCCGAGGCGGCAGCATTTGATGGTATATTCCGCGCGATCCTGGATGACGCCGCGCAATCATGGGAACTAGAGTGCTACACTGGGATAGAGCTTGTCCGGGACGATGGAGAGTCACAGTGGGTTTATGATACGGGAACCGGATACTCTGCTGTGTCATCAACTGTTCAGGATACGATTCGCGAGGCCCTTGTCTACTTGGACCGGGGCGGCACATGGCGATTTGTGGGGCCACTGGACCTTGAATGCGGTCGCTGCTACTAATCACACACGCCCCACCGGTCGGGCAAAAGGCCTATAGAAGGAGAATCTTATGCGTGGCAAGGCGGAGGCGGTAGCACGAAGTCTCTTGCGCGAACTGGGGAAGGACCCCAAAGATATCTCGCCAGACGAGGCACTTGTGGTGCTAGATGATTTTGAGCGAACCAATCCGAACCATGACGCGTCTGTGTGGTATCGCACCGCGACTGACAATCAGATCAGGTTGTTCAAACGAGAATGGCAGGGACGGCAGAGGTATTATGCAGAAAGAGATAGACTGGCTAGCGCGCGCTGAGTACTACGGTAAGGAAGCTGCCGCCAATGGCAGGCGGCACATGTCCGCGGATGATCGAGAGGATATTGCTCTAGCCTATGGTGTGTCAAGGTGGCTTGATATACCATTTTACGAACGTGACGCGGCGATGGAGTGCTTTCGTCGCGGTTGGGACATAGAAAAACGGAACCAACGCGGCTTTTGAAGCGCAACAAAAGGAGAGAGACCTTGAAGCACAACGATAAGAGATGCACGACCTGGGACAAGAACGAACCTTCGACTTTCAGCGATATCACCTTTGCTCCAAACTATGACCAGCCGCCGCACATATGGATCGAATTCGCTAACGGATATACGGCATCCATCATTTTCTGGAGTGACGCGTTTGAGATGGCGTGCATGAACAAGCTCGGAGTCGTGTACAATACCGCATTTGGCGATGACGTACGCTATTCCCTCGACGAAGCCAGTGTAACTGAGGGACTGCGGATCATCCACGGGTTGTCGCCCATTCCGTTTCGCTTCAAGGAGAGAAAGGCATGATCCCCAACAAACTAACCCTACACAACTTCATGTGCTATCGCGGCACACAAGAAGTGGACCTCACGGGCATGCCGCTTGTCTGCCTCACTGGCGACAACGGGCACGGCAAGTCCAGCGTCCTGGACGCCATCACGTGGGCGCTCTTCGGCCAGGCACGCGCCAACCGTGACGATGAACTCATCACCCTTGGCGAGTCCGACATGTCCGTCACGCTGGACTTTGAGTTGACGGGCCATCCGTACCGCATCGAACGCGGCCGCAATGCCGTGCGCCAGAAGTCATCACTGGCATTCTGGCTGATGGGAACTGGCGAGACAGGCACGGACATGGGCGGATCTGGCATCCGTGAGACACAGGCGGCCATCGTCAACACGCTCCACCTGGACTACGATTCCTTCGTCAACTCCTGCATGTTGGTGCAGGGGCGATCGGATTCGTTCATGGTCAAGCGACCAGCCGAGCGCAAGCAGGTGCTTGCCGACATCCTTGGGCTCGGCGACTGGGAGCAATACGAGGCCACGTGCGCGGGGCTGCTGTCTGCGGCCAAGAACCGCGCGACAGAGATCGAAGCACAGGCGAAGCTCATCGAAGGCAAGATTGAAGCCGAGAGCGACGCGACCGCTGCGCTAGAATCGTGCGAAAGTGCCCTGAACGTTGGGCTTTTGGGGGTGAAAACGGCGCAAACCCGCAAAGACGATGCGGAAGCCTCGTTGACCAAATATCGCGGCTTTCGGTCCACACAGGCAGCGAAGTTGGACGTCTTGAACCGCGAGAGGCGGGAGATAGTCGCGTTGGTAGACGCATTGTCCGCGGATGGTATCGCGCGTGGGCAACTTGCCACCATCAAGGAGCGCAGCGCGGAGATCATCGCGGCCTACAACCAGCTGGTTGCATTGCGCCAGGCGGAAAGCAACCTGGTTGACCGGTCGCAGCGCCACATGGCGGCAAGCAAGCGCGTCAATGTCGCTGAGGGCGCGCTGATTGACTGGCAGCATGGATTGGAGATGCGCCAGCAACAGGCGACCAAGGACATCCTACGACTGTCGGCGGCGCTCAATGAGATTGGGCACAAGATCAATGCCCGCGACCTACTGATCAGCAACCTTGAACTACTGAGTAACCTAGATGCCGCGCTTGTAGACAACGAAAACGAACGCAAGTCTCTTGAGGCAGAAACCACGGAAGTGCGTGACGTGCGTTCTGCGCTGAAGTTTGCCCGCGATAGCGCGTCGCAACGATTGTCAAGCGCGGCAAGCCTACAGGTCGGCGGATCATGCCCTACTTGCGGTCAAGGGCTAAGTGAAGAGCACATCACATCCTTGCAATCGGAGACTGAAGCTGAGTGGTTTGAGACCAACGCCCAACTAAAGGCGGCTGATGGTGCACTTGAGTTTCTAGCGCGACGCACAGAGGCATACCGAAAAGAGGCCGCTGAACTTCAGCGCAAGGTGACCCAGAGGATTGAATTACAAACTGCTATCGCGTCTATCACAGAGGCCATTGACGGGGCAGGCGGGTTGCGCGACGAATTGAAGACTGCCCACAGTGAAGGCGATACCGTTTCAAAAGAACTCGGAAGCAGAACATCCCTGCACGAGGAACGCGACGAGGCCAAGGTGGCACTAGATGAGATCGGCTACTGTTCTGCGGACCATGCCGCCTTGCGCGTGGAGCTTGCCAACAAGGCGAACGCGGAGCGCGACTACCAGGCATTGCTTGGGACCGAAACCGAACTACTGACGATCGAGCGCCGCATCCAGGAGCGCGAACATGCCTTGACGGAGAAGAGGCAACAGGCCGCAGCACTTGAGGCAGAAGTCGTCGCGCTGGAAGCGCAATGCGCCAACGAAGAGAATGAGCGATCGGTTCTGCGGGCGGCAGAGGCAGAGTTGCAACGGGCGCAGGACGATCTTGTCGCAGCCCAACGCCAGGAAACCATCGCTCGCCAACGTGTGCAAAATTTGCAACAGTTGGAGGCCGAACTCAAGGACCTGGAATACGGACGCGCCCAATCCGAACGTGAGACGGCCCGGTTGGCAATGCTGCGCGAGGCGTTCGGCAAGCGCGGCGTGCCGGCTCTCATCATTGACAGCGTCCTGCCGGAGATCCAATCCGAGGCGAACGTGCAGCTTGACAGGATGACCGATGGCCGTATGACCGTGCGACTTGAGACCCTGCGCGATAAGGTTACTGGAGGCGGGGCAATCGAGACGCTGGACGTCATCATTGGCGACGAATTGGGCGAACGGCCCTACGAACTGTACAGCGGTGGAGAAGCGTTCCGGGTCAATCTAGCGCTGCGCATTGCCATCAGCAAGCTATTGACGCGGCGCGCAGGGGCGCGGTTGCAAACACTGATCATTGATGAGGGGTTCGGTAGTCAGGATGTACGCGGGCGCGAGTTGCTCCTAGAGACGATCAACGCTGTGCGCCAGGACTTCGAGCGGGTCATCGTCGTGACGCACATCGAAGAGTTGAAGGACGCATTCCCGGCGCGGTTGGTTGTGCGCAAGGGCGTGGACGGGTCGCGCGTATACGTGGAGTAACCTTAAAGAATCCGCACTTGTGGAAACTCGTGCGGATTCCCTATTGACATTGGGTGCGAGATATGCTATAATCAGGGCGTAGTTAGGACAGCAAGCTACACAGGAGGATACGATGGTAAGCTTTGAAAAATGGGCCAGCGAATATACCTGGAAGGTCCGCAAGAATCCGAACAGGGTAGTAAGTTTCCAGGTTCCAAACGCCGACATCGAGGACTATGGTTGGACCATCATCGAAAAACGCGACGGTACCTTTTTCGTCACAGCATACCGGATGAGCGGCGGGGAAGTTAGTCTGCCATTCCACACCTTCGACAACGCAGAGGACGCAAAACTCTGGGCGATGCGCTGGGATTTCGACCGCCAACGACGTTTGGTGGATGAATTTAGAGCAGATGAGAGCATCGAACTTTGAATCACGCCCAGCCGGGCGACAGCCGGCAAAAGGAGCCCATACATGACGCGGGATGAACTGTCAAAACTAGAAGCAGAGTCAACTCAAAAGGCGCTATATCAGCGCCTTTGTGGAGGCAGCGTGATAACATATACTGGAAATTATGCCGCATTCTACATTGAAATTTATAGGGACAAGACCTATGCGGTGTTTGATAAGGAGTGGAAAAAGCTGAGCGTGAGAGTCTTGCCGGGATGGATAGGGCCACTTGACCTTCGCGAAGATGAGGTGCGCGCTTGAACGAACTACGACTGATCCACACGGCAGACTTACATCTCGGCACTGAGGCTGGCCCTGTTGACACGGACGGCCTCGGGCCGAGAACGTCGGATGCAATCCGCCGCCTCAGCGATTGCATCGAATACGCAATCCAAAATCACCTTGACCT